AACTGTTGACTCTTTGTTATAGTAGCTATGTAGAGTCAGAAAGAAGGAATATATTATGGGTAAATTAAAAGGTTACATTATGGATATCGAAGAGGATGTCTATGCAGTTGAAGGCTTAGAAGAAAAGATTACTGAGTCTGAGGATATTTCAGAGGTGCAAACTTTTGTAGTTGATGCACTTGGTTTGAAAACTTCATTTGACATTGAGATTGCTAAGGATGCAGTCTCCACTATGTGGAATGAAGGTTGGGCATACTATCAATAAGAGAGGATTATATTATGACACAAGTTGCAGTTATTCACACAGCGTTTGAAGATTCACCACGCACAGTTGCGTTTGTTGAAGTGGGTGAACGAGTTGGTACGGAGGCTCTTGAGTATGCGTATCGGTGGACACAGAACATCATGGACAGTTGGTCATTGAAGATGCCAGAAGATGGTAACGATGATGTCACTGTTATGGGTGAGATTGTCAATGGAATGGGAATCCGTTCTACTTCTATGGGCGACCATATGTTGATTGGAACTACTAAGTACAAGGTTGCGCCCGTTGGTTTTGAAGAGATTTAGTCCATTGTTAATTGTGCTTGCATTATCTGGTTGTGTATCTACACCAGAGTTGGTTATAGAACTTTACCAGAGTTGCAAGTACAGAAATGATTGTATTGGTGATAGAATAGGAGAAATGTTAAATGTTGGGTAAAACTACAACAACTCTTCTTATCGTATCTCTTAGTGGTTGTCATCCAGCGTTTGCAGAAGCACCTTGTGAGTACGATAAGACAGTAGAAACAAACTGGACACAACAAATCGAAAAGACTTCTAATATTGATAAGAAGGTTTTTCCATATGTTGACGATACCAGAAAATGTATTATGTCTATGGATGTAAAGATTGACGGCACAACATATCCAACTGAAGGTGACTATGTTTTTGGGCCTGACATGACAGAAAATGACGCTTGTGAACAGGCGACTATCAAGGCAAAGAAAAAAGTAATCGGTGAGGTTTCACCAGAAGTTCTGACAGCAAAAACTGAAATGAACTGTAGTACTAGGAGTGTAGTGTCAACGGCTAGCACATCGGATTCCAAACCCGAAAGTGGCAGTTCAACTCTGTCCACTCCTGCCATAATACAAGAAGGTGTACCAGTAGAACCAGTGGTTACTGAAAGAATTATTTCTAGAAAAGTTATTGACGTAACACCATCTAATGTGGTACAGTATATACCAAATAGTAATAACGGTTTTACTATTGGAGGCATAACACTCTCTTTTGACCCACACAGAAACAAACGTGGGAAGTGCTATGCAAATTGGACAACTGGTGGAACGGACTGTTACTAATGTTGAAGTTGATTATAGGAATTGTATTGGGTATTGTTCTAATAACATACTACCCACAAATAGGGTCAGTGCTTGGTGATGTATTCATCGAAACTGGCATTCGTGATGATCTAGTGAAACTTTTAGAAGGGATATAAAATGAATAAGATCATATTGATTGGATGTACTGCACTACTTGGTGCTTGTAGTTCCAACAAAACTGTGGAGACATTGACAAATGTACCACCACAAAGTATCGTTGCCAAAGAGGTATACGAATACAAGGCACAGGCCGTAGTCGATCAGATTGAGGTTATGCCTGAGTGGTTCTTGAAACCACCAACTAGTGAGACTTCTATCTATTCGGTAGGAACTGCTGTCTCACCAGACTTGCAACTAACTGTAGACATTGCAGTACTGAATGCAAAGACAACTCTTGCAGACCGTATCAATGGTAGGGTTCGTTCTCAAACCAAAACCTTTATTGCAAAGATTGGTTCTGAAGAAACAGACACTTCTATCTTGTCAGAAGTTGAGAAGGCAACAAAGAACATCATCTCTGATGTAGACGTTGCTGGTTACAAGGTTTCTGAGAGTTCAGTGGTTGCAAACGGTACACAGTATCGTGCATATGTTTTATTGGAGTATTCAGACAAAGAGGCGAATAAGATTATTATGAACCGTCTGCGTAAGGATAGAATGCTCTTATCAAAGATACGTTCAACCAAGGCTTGGAAAGAACTTGATGAATCTGTGAACGAACAACACAGTAACGATTCACAAGAATCACTAACCAACATGGAGATACTTACCAGTGATTAAAGAACTGATGTTGTCTTTCCTTACTATCACCGCAGAACCATCACTTGCTGATGATGTGACGATACCACAAGGAAACGAATTCGTTGTCGAAGAAGCAATCTGTCTCGCTGACAACGTGTACCATGAAGCACGAAACCAACCAACTGCTGGACAGATGGCGGTTATCTCTGTGACTGTAAATCGTGTAAATGACCCTCGTTATCCTAACACTATCTGTGAAGTAGTGAAGGAAGGGCCGCATCGTCCTACTTGGAAAGGTACAGGTGAAATGATACCTGTTCGTCACAAGTGCCAGTTCTCTTGGTATTGTGATGGCAAATCTGATAAGATATATGATACAGAAACTTGGAATCACATATATCTGTTGACAAAGGGTATTGTTTCTGGTACACTACAAATACTGGATATTACAGAGGGTGCAACACACTATCATGCAGACTATGTATCACCAGCGTGGGCAAAGACTAAGACTAAAACAATAGAGATTGAAGATCATATCTTTTATCGGTGGGAACAAGCAAAATGAATATTTTTTACCTTAACTACAATCCAAAAACTTGTGCTCAAATGCACAACGACAGTCATTGCAGTAAGATGATTATTGAGTACGCTCAATTAATGTCTACTGCACATCGTGTATTGGATGGTGAATCTTATTATGGTAAAACTGCTAACGGCCGAAAGATACAAAGATGGTTGCATCCTGACCCTGTTATGGAATCAACCTTATACAAAGCATCTCATGTAAAACATCCTAGTGGTATCTGGACACGCAAATCAAAACAAAACTATTTGTGGTTGTACAGTATGTGGACAGAACTTAATACAGAGTTCATGTATCGCTACAGCAAGAATGTGCCACATGAGAGTTTTCGTAAACTAGAAAAGGTTCTTGCAGAAACACCCACACAAATGTATGACAGTGGTTTCTGTGAACCTTATCCAGCTATGCCTGATGATGTCAAATACGAATCTTCAATTAAATCGTATCACGAGTACTATATAAAGTACAAGCAACATCTTGCAAAGTGGACTAAAAGAGGAGAACCATATTGGTATGGAAAAGTTGAATTACGAACTGCCTGACCTCAGAGCAAAAATTGGTGCATTACAATCAGAAAACAATCTGTTGAGGCAAGACCTTAAAGATATGACAGCTGCCTATTATAGTTTACTAAATAGGATCAAAGAACTAAGTGAAGAGAAATTAGATAATGCCAACATATAGATTTAAAAATAATGAGACAGGTGAGGAGTTTGATGATTTTATCAGCAACTCTCGTAGAGAAGAACTCTTAGAAAAGAACCCTCACATATCTCAAGTACCAACACCATTTGGAATTGTTTCGACAACAGGTTCAATTGATAGTAAAACTGACGGTGGTTGGAAAGAGGTTCTTGGTAAAGTTACAGATGCCCACCCAGATAGTCCACTTGCAGATAGATATGGTAAAAAGTCTATTAAAGAAGTAAAGACAAAACAGGTGGTAGAAAAACATCGACATAAATGGAGAAGTAATTAATGGCAAAGGCAAAAGATATTCGTATTGATAATTTAGTAACAGTAAATGCGGTTACTGATAATCAGAAACGAGCCTTCCAAGAATATAAGAATGGTAAGAATCTATTCTTATATGGGGCGGCTGGTACTGGTAAAACATTTGTTACATTGTATCTTGCTTTGCAAGAAGTATTAAGGAATGAAACTAAGTATGATTGTGTTTACCTAGTTCGTAGTGCAGTTCCAACTCGTGAGATTGGGTTCTTGCCAGGCGATGAAGAAGATAAGACAGCATTGTTTCAAGTACCTTATCAGAACATGGTGAAGTTCATGTTTGAACAACCTAATGAACAGGCATTTAGTTTGTTGTATGACAGACTAAAAAATCAAGGTTCACTAATGTTCTTGACAACATCGTTCTTGCGTGGTATAACATTAGACAATGCAATTATCATTGTGGATGAGGCACAGAATTTGACATTCCATGAACTGGACACAATCATTACTCGTGTCGGTATGGATTCAAAGATTATGTTCTGTGGAGACTTCTTTCAATCCGATTTGATGAAGCATAGTGACAAGGCTGGAATGCAACACTTTATGAAAATTCTAAGAGGTATGGACTCCTTTGCAAATATTGAATTTACACTAGGTGACATTGTTCGTTCTGGTATGGTTAAAGAATACCTCATCAGTAAGATTAAAACAGAAGGTGACGATAATGGGTAAGAAGAAGTCAAGAAGCACACAAACTTCTAAAGGTGAACGTAGATGTGTTGCACGAGATATTGTCAAAGCAACTCGCAGAGACTATATGCAGAGCAGTGAGAGGATTACAAATCAAC